TCCATAACAGCTTGAATGAATCTTACATCTGCACGGTTCCAGTCATCAAGAAGAAGGATACCACCTTTCTTCTTACCTGCAATCCACTCAGGTGCACAGTATGACATACGGTTTTGACCGGTCATTTTCCATCCACTCTTAAGATATTCTGCTACAGCTAGTTCATCAACCCACTGACCAACTTTTTTAGTAGTAGTTTTATTTGCTAGCTTAAGTAGATCATCAGCTGCAGCGCCTGTTCTACTATAGTTTACATCATCACCTTTAACAGGTACTTGCTTTTCTTTATACATTTGAAATTGTCTTACAGGAAAACCTACAAGGTCACCTAGCTCTTCTATCTGTGCAAGATTAAGTTTAACAAAATCTAGATTATGATCTCTTGCCATGTCCATAATAGATGTAGTCTTACCAATACCGGACTCACCAACAACTTCAATTGCTACGGGCTTCTTACCTTGTTTTTGTAGGAATCTATTGTTGTTAACTACGTGATTAACAAAATCCTTTAACTCATCAATGTTTAAATTTACTTGTGCCATTTTCTTTATTATTTATTAATTTGAATTTTTAGTCCTGGTAACTCTTCATTTATCTCACAACGAGAACTGTGTACCCAAAGAGAATTCTTTGGACAGTTATCCGGAGTATAAGCTTCACCATCTGTTAAATATATTAGAGCAGTATAATGCCCTTTTTCATTGTAATGATCTATTACAGGTTGGAAGCTTGTGCCTCCTCTACCTTTTATATCCCAATCTTTTTTAGGATTAAATACTTCTACACTATTGATCTGTGTATCACACTGTACTACAGTAATCTGATGACCAGTCTTGTGCATATGTGTAAGCTCACTCATGAACTCTTGTAATTCTGAATTAGATACAGATCCGCTTGTGTCAACACCAACACAGATATGATTCTTGTGTTTAATTTTAAGACCAGGGTTACCGCTGTATCTTTTATTGTACTTACGTCTCAGTTTCTTTGTATATACTATACTAGAATTACCAACAAATCTTCTTAGATATGCCTTCCAATTAAATGAAGGAGGTTCAATTGTTCTAAGTCTTCTTATGATTTCAGAGAACTCACCGGGTACATGACCTTGTCTTTTCTCTGTTAGATCTGCAGTTTCTTTGAGTTGATGTTCAATTTGTTTTTGTACTAGCTTCTTATCAGCTTCTGATAACTCATCAAACTCATCCCAAGTAGAGTGACAATATTGACTAGCTCCATTCATTTCATTTAATAAATTGTCTAGTGTTGGACATGATCCATCATCTTTAGCTTGTTGCAATTTATCATAGTAATATTTTGTACCTGCTTTAAGATCTAATTTCAATTCAGGAAACATATCTAGTGTTAAACCACCTTCAGGTAACATATTACTTTCAATATATTGATTGATCTCAAGATCTGCAGCAATATTAAATAGTTTATGATCAGCATATGAATCTCTTGTTATTAAGTGACCAAATCCTACATGAAGTATTTCATGTTTCATCAAACCTATTTGTTGCATTTCTGTAAGACCATCAAAGAATTTAGGATTGATTGCTAGTTGTACACCCATGCCAAGCTTACTAACACCAGCAGTAGGTAAATCATCTCTGTACTTTTTGTTCATACCTATAAGTAATAAACCATAAAATGGTTCTTTAAACATAAGGGTCTTACAAGCCTTAGATACTTTATCTACTACTTTTTGTAAATTAATAACTGTTGTATTCATCTTCTAATCTTTTAAATATTTTACATTCTGTTTCTAACATATACTCATCAATAGTTTTTTTTAAATCATCAAGCATAATATATCTATTATATTTTATTGTGTCAAAACCTATAGCTTCAATAAAGTCTGCTCTTTTAGATCCGCCAAATGATTTTATCATTAGCATATCTATTATGTGTGACTTATCATGATGCTTATATATTTCTACACCCATAAAAAAATCCTCCGGGTTGGAGGATCTCATCATTTCTATAAGTTTATCATACACTTCTAAAGTGAACTCAGGTTTACTCATCTTTTAATTTATTTAAATGTTCTTCAATTTCAATCCAGACACCTGGATGTTCTTTATCATATTCATATGGTTCAAATTTTGGTATAATAAAATTCATATTATCATCTTCTATCCAATGATGTTTAACCATGTCATCCTGTACAGTTTGACACGGGTTAATATAATCAAACTTATGGCGGGTACCTCTAACAAACTTAAATGTTACAGTAAGAGGAAATTCATACTTAGCAATTTCATATTTAAATTGTGGTGCAATTCTTATATAATCTGCTTTAGTATCCATTCTATACTTCATAACAGTTTTACTTGCTATAAAATATTTTCCTGTCCATCTTCTGCTATTCTTTGAGCTTGGTACGTTACCTGGTATCCACCATTTCATATACTTGACTTTATTAAATTAAACAATTTAGGCTTAACTGCTTGGGCTCCATACTTTTTAACTGCATCTGATATATCTTTTTCAGACTTAATATATATACCTTCTACATCATATACACGCTTGTATGTTTCCATTGCAGTATGACCTGCTTCATCATTATCAAACAAAGATAATACTTTTTTATAATTCTGTTTAAGATTATGGATTATATGCGGTTTGATTATTGTATTCTCACTATGAGGAGCAATAAACTCTAAGTTAAAATCAAAAGAGCTTATACACATACCATCTTTTAGTGAAGAAGTTATTACAAGATAATCTTTCTTACCTGTTAACTGATCAAGTCCTTGAAGATGTTCAAGAACTTTAGTAAACTTATTCTTTTTACTGTGAGGCTGATATATCTTATAACATTTACCTGCAGTATCAAAGTATCCATAAATCCCTGGCTTTTGTATTTTAATTTTTTCAATACTTGATTCAGAATCTTTTACCATAGTAAAATAATCTAAAGGTAAAACTAAATACTTTGCTAGCATAGAAGCGCCTATATTAAACTGTAACCAGAATTCTGCATCCTGATCATTCCAGTCTCTTGTTATTGTTGCATCTAATTTAAACTTTGGAGCAGGTACAAACTCTTCTGAGTCAAACACACCACCATCCATTACCCATTTGTTATAGTCTTCAACTATTCTAAAGAGGGCCTTAGAATAATTCAGGTCAAATAATTCTTGTACTAAGTCAACCTTACTTCCTTGTTTACCTGTAGAAAAATCTTTAAACTTATACTCATTTTTATATGGACATAAATAGATACACATACTAGGAGTACGTTCATTAGGATTAAATACAGACTTAATTTTTAAATCCTGACCGGCTAACCTTTCAGGTAATGTTAAGTAGTATTCAAATACCCATGCACTATTTACATCATTTTTATTATCAGCAAATCCTTTTGTAGTAAACATAGTATTAGATTTAAAAGTTTGGGGCTGAGGGTTGGTCTGAAAATATTTTCTCCTCAATTAAGCTGGTATGACCACGTCTGGAATTACACCATTCAGCACCCGCTACTTTTGTTATATACTATAAATCAAAGTCAGATCCTGCAGAACCATTCATAGCTGGTTCAAAGTTTGCATTAGATGTAGTTGACTCAGCTTTCTTTTGTACTTTTCTTACATGAGTTGCCTCATTAAAAGTCAATAGTCTTGAGTTTGCTTTATCTAATTCTTCAGCAGGTACACCGTCCTTAGATAACTTAGGAAGATATAAATCATTATTAATATATCCTTCTTTGTTTTCCCACTCACGTGATCCTAAACATACATTAAAGAAAGAACCAGCAAATAATTTACTAGTAGAAGATACAAAGTCTTCAATTGTACTAGCTTCTATTGCATCTAGTTCATTTCTTTTATTCATTACTTCACTTAAGAATATCATAGACTTGAGAACTTCTTGATCTCTATCAATTTCTCTACCACTTGGTAATGTTGTAGTCTTGTAAGGATATGGTGTCATTCTAACTCTACCAATTTGTCCTTCATATCTACCTGCAGACTCATTATCTTTATCTCTAAAGAATCCTTCAAAGTCTCCGCCAACTGGCTTAGTTTCTACATGTAGCATTACATTGTATGCTTCAGAATCATATGGTGTTTGATCAAATGTAATTGAATTGATTTTAATTACGTTGTTACCTGGGCCAATTAAAGGTCTAACTTTACCGGCTCCTACTTGCATGTCTTTAGTGTTTAACATTTTTTTTACTTTTTTAATTAATTAACTTAGTTCTCATACTCTGCAATACAGTCTTTAACTAATTGCAAATCATTATCTATAAAGGAATCTTCAAACATTCCCATTGGAGATTTACATGTATTCTCCCCGTTATTTACAGTATCAAATCCATAATGTAATTGTCCGTCATCATCTTTCTTTACATGACCAAACAAAACTATAGAAAATAATCCTTCTAATGTTAAAGTATTATCAATCATTTTACCAATTGTTTTAGCTTTAACTTTTCTGTGTCCATTTATATCAGTGCTATCTTCTGAATGAGTTAAGAAAAAGATAGTTAGATCTTCTCTCATATCTTTAGGCATCTTAGCAACTTGTGCTAGGTTAGCCGCAATTTGAGTAAACTTATCATAACCTTTCTCATTAGCTCTATCAAAATATTCAAAGCTGGACATATACTGCCAATCATCTACAACTAATGTTTTGATGTGCGGCATGTTATCATTAACATGTTTCATTGCTTTAATAATACCAGCAGCTGAAGAAGCTGAAGTCATATTACCTTTAGGATTATCTTTACTAATGTTAGTATAATCTTTCTTCCATCCTTTGAATGGTAAAGGTTTATTTGCAATGTTAATTATAAAGGTCTCCTTTGCAGGAAGATTCCTCATACTTGTTGATTTACCTGACCCTGAGTCAGCAATAATTAATACGCTTTGTGCCATTTTTATTGATTTAATTGATTTCTATTAATGTTTCTCAATAGGTTTTGAATACCTATCAACGCTTTTTCTATACCTTTTGCTACATCTAACATAGTTCTTTCTGTTTCAGGATTATTAATGTTAATATCCTGTGTAGTTAACTTAGTTACTGCATCTGCAAGGCTAGCTACTTGCGCATTAGTTCTTGAGTTTATATCATTGATTACTTTTAGTTCACCAATAGGAATGATATGTCTAGCATGTCCTGATTTTGATGTAACTAATTCATATTCTTCAGACCAATGAGGATTATGCTTTAAGAAGTATAATGTTCTCTTTGGATCTTCAGAGTCATAATCAATACTTACAAACTCTGTATATATATCTTCTCCCTTTTGTAACTCACTAGGGAAAAAAGATATATGCTTTTCATCCTTACCAGGTGGCCTATAAGCCATCTTAGGAATGTATAATGGATGTTTAATATTATTAGAAGTAAAATACTCTTCATGTTCATTAAACAACTCCTTTACTTTTTTCTTTCTTTCAGCTGGTGTCATATTATTTTATTTATTAAACTTGTCTTCTTGGAGCTTGAGGTGGTGTTTCCATCTCTAATATTTCCATTCTTTCAAACGCTGCTTTAAAGAATGACATACGTGCATCACCATTTCTTGCTTTAAGAAAATGTAATACTAATGTTTTATCATCATTTATCATATATCTATCAGGACCATAGTATTTAATCTTTTGTTTAGCAGGCCGGTTAATACCAATTAAAGTATCAGCATGTTGTAACATAGCATCTGAGCCAAATATATCTGACTCAAGAATATAGTTACCATACTTACCATCTACTGCTCTATCTGGATTATCTATGTTTCTGTTAAGTTGAGATAGTGCTATAAATAAACATGGATACTCACGCTTTACTTGTGTAAAGAATTCACCTAACTCAAACAACATATCTAACCTATTGTTTTGATATGGTGCACGCTTTACTAGTATAGTATGATCCAATGTTATAATAGTTTTCTGACCTTTATGTTCATTCATATACATATCAACTTGCTCACGCATTTGATTTACAGTCATAGGTGTAGATACAATATCAACAGGAAACTTAACTCTATCTTTTGCATACAAATGACATCTGTTAAATACATCTGAACTTAATGTTGATCCAGCACTACATAACTCTTTGTATGTTTTACCGGTTATAGAACTAAATTCTCTTATTGCTGAGGTTCTACCTACCATTTCAAACTGAAATTCTAATACTCTGAATTCATCTGCAGGATTTAATACAAATGATTCTCTAACTATCTGATCCTTAATTAAAGTTTTACCTGACCCTGGTCTACCGCCAATAACAGTAAGAGTATTCCACTCTAATCCATCTGTTACAGCATCATTAAACTTAGGCCATGGTGTATATATAGATTTTTCTTTACCTGATTGTCTATCAAGCATATATCTAAGTGCTTCTTCAAAAGCATTATGTTGTCCTTTCCATGCTTGTTTACTCATACTACGTTTTCACTAAAATGATTATTATCTTCTTCCTCTACTCCATCTCTAATCATATCACAATAATCAGCAAGTTGTGATTGCTTAACTTTGGATTGATCAGCTTTGGATATAAAGTATTGACTAGTCTGCATATACAGATAATCTTTTTGTGCATACTCATTAACATAACGTTTAGTAGCAGCAATAACTTCATCCCATGTGTAATCATAGTTTTGAAAGAACCATCTAAAATTATTTATCAAGGTCTTTACATTTACTCTTGCTGGTTTACCGTGTGGTAATTTACCTGCAGGAAATAACTCTCTATATTCTTCTACCATATCTACATATTCTTTACCCATTATATGGATATTAGTTTTCTTTTTAGCTTTGGTAAAATAAGAATTATATTTAGTTATAATGTCCTTACCTTTATTAGTTATAGTGACTTTCTTACCCGGTTCATACTCAACATATTTATTATCTACTAATCCTTTTATTTCTAAATGAGGATTAATAGTTTGTATGCTAGTACTATTTTCAATTGCATATAGAAGCAATAGCTGATTTGGTGTAAGTTTGTCTATCAATATTTCCTGTAGT